AATAGAAGAATCCTATGTAGATAGAATTGTAGAAATGTATGACACATTGATTACGACTCGTATGAAAAGAAAATATAATGAAATTATTGTACCAACTAATGATGTATTGAATGAAATTGTAGGAAGAAAGCAAACAGAACAGCGTACAGCAGAATGGTATGAGCAGATGGCAACCATTCTCTCCGCCAGCGAATTAGGACATCTGTTTGCCTCCCCACGAGAACGAGCTCAACTTGTCCTATCAAAGACGGTACCATACGTTCAACGAAATCAACCACTTGCCATTCCATCGGATAGAATGAAACCGTTTGATTGGGGGATTCGTTTTGAGCCCGTTGTCAAACAAATATATGAAGATAAATATGGAGTTACCTTGAAAGAATTGGGTCGACTTCGTCATCCAGTGGATAATCGCTGCTCGGCATCACCCGATGGTTTGGTATATCATTGCCCTAATAATATCAGAACGGGCCGCCTTATTGAAATCAAATGCCCTGTGACCAGAGAAATTGATGGAGAGATTCCAAAAGATTATTATTCACAGATGCAAATGCAGCTTCAAGTGACAGGATTAATGCATTGCGATTACGTAGAAGCTGTTTTCGCATCTAAATATAATAATAATATCATAAAAGAAGGCCCGTCTCAATATAATGGATATGTTGCTATCATTCGCTATGCAGAAATGAAGGGGAATCAGGAATTTTACTATATCTATAGTCCCATTAATGTGGCAGATTGGATTCCAGATATTCAAGAAGAAGAAGAAATTGTTGAAATAACACCGTGGAGACTGATGCAATGGAGTGAACAACTGGTCACACGCAATGAAGGGTGGTGGCAGGCATTACAACCAATCATGCACACATTCTGGGAAGATGTGGCAAAGGCTAAAAATGGTGAATTTACTGTTCCTGAATCGACACGTGCGCCCAAAAAACAGAAAATAGAGAAATGTTTAATCCAATTTCATAAAGTAGATGAAAATGGAAATAACATAGTGATTGTATAAATTACGATAGTATACTTCACTTGCCATAGTCCGCCTCGCTCACACTCCCACCTGTATTATTTTTTGGGATTGCCATCGGTTCCGCTTTATAAAAGTTAAGAACCAATTCTTGGTACGGCGCCGAGCAACTATCAGGATAACCGCGCTTATAATTATTAGTCATTTGGCGAAAATTACCCGTTTTTGATATCATTCTATCAAAATCGGTTGCATAACATGAACGACTATTGACACATGAAATCGATTCTTTCACACGTGGCGGAGACATAACATCTTCCAATAAATGATAAGGCTGATTATTGTAGAGTTCAACAGAACTGGGTGCATTGGGAGGATATTCTAATAAAGCTCCCTCCTTATCTAAGAGAAGAGCGTTAGAATCCTTAATACGAATGCCTGGATTTTCAAAGTTTTCCCAATAAGAATATGTCGGATAACCAAAGCGATACCAGTCCGCCCGCTCCCACCAATTCTGTTGAGAAGATCGCCCATAAGGTGCAATCATATGAGGCGTAGACGATTTAGAAAATGATATAATGACTGCTATTATCAAAAAAAGTATAATAACACTCATAGTATATGATGCCATTTCTATCTAATTGCTTTATTGTTAAAAATTTGACACACTATTTTGTGTAAATACATGGTATTCCGGAAACATGTCCGTCATTAGTATGCAAGTTGTTAAGCGAAACGGTCAGACCGAAGCAGTATCATTTGATAAAGTATTGAATCGTATCCATCTTGCATCAGATGGCCTTGACGTGAATCCAACTCTGATTGCTCAGCGCACGCTCATGCGAATCTATGATGGTGTAAAGACATCGGAGTTGGATGAACTTGCCGCTCAGCTTTCCATTTCTCTTATGACAACGAATCCAGATTATGGAACACTCGCTGCTCGTATTGCTATCTCCAATCATCATCGGAATACGTCGGACTCTTTTACCGAGGTTGTTCAGAAATTGGCCCATCAAACCAGTGAAAAAACAGGAGAACCCGTATGCAATGTCTCTCAAGAACTCATTGACTTGTGCGAAAAGCACGGCGATGCTATTAATAAACGTATTGACTATCAACGTGATTACCTCTTCGACTATTTTGGATTCAAAACCCTTGAAAAATTACAATATCTTCTTCGAGACACCAGAGGAAAAACACTGGAGCGCCCACAACATCTCATTATGCGCGTTTCCCTTGCGCTATGGGGGTCAGTTGACTTGGAGCAGGCCTTTCACACCTATGAGCTTCTAAGTCAGAAATACTTTATTCATGCTACGCCGACCAATTTTAATGCTGGAACACCGAGACAACAACTTAGTTCGTGTTTTCTGATAGCAATGAAGGATGACTCAATCACTGGGATCTATGACACACTGAAAGACTGTGCACTCATCAGTAAATATGCAGGAGGCATTGGTCTACATATTCATAATGTTCGCGCCAAAGGCGCACTCATTCGAGGAACGAATGGAACAAGTAATGGAATCGTTCCAATGTTGCGCAACTTTAATGATACTGCACGCTACGTTGACCAATGCTTTACTCCTGATACATTGGTATATACAGAAAATGGCCCTAAACTAATTGAAGATGTAAGCATTTCAGATAAAATACTTACAAGTGATGGTAGTTATCATAGAGTAAAGATGCCAATTCGTCATGAATATAATGGAAAAATGCTTGAAATTCAAATTAAAAATGCGATTTATCCGATTCGTGTCACACCTGAACATCAAATTCTTGCGCTACAACATCAGGCAAAGGGACTTAACTTTGATGTAATTCGTAATCGTCTTGAAAAATCAATTATAAAAGCTGAATTTGTGGACGCAACTGAATTGAATAAAGCAGACTTTCTTGTCTTTCCAATTCCAACTCATACATCCGATATTGAAGAAATAACAGAGGAAGACTGCCGATTTTATGGCATCATGCTTGGAGATGGTCATATTTCCTCAACAGCATCAGGTGTATCGTTAAATGATATAACTAAAATCGACATTGTAGAATTTGTAAAACAATATCTGACTAATAGAGGTGTTAAATACAATATATATACAGAGGGTATCACAATTGCTATTAAATGGTCTACTACCTCTCCTCGATTTAAATGGATTCGTTCTCAATTGTATGATACAAATGATCAAAAAAAATGGGATACTCCTATGCTTCATCTGCCATTGAATAAACTACAACAAATTATTCGTGGAATTATTGAAACAGATGGATGTGTTTCCGAAAAAGAGATTACAATTGAACTTTCTTCATTAGGACTAATTGAATCAATTCGTTATGCTCTTTTGCGAATGGGAGCACTAAGTTCTGGATATACTCGTAATCGGGTAGGAAATGTGTCAAGCTATAAAAATATTACTACAAGACTTCCCACAAATGTAATTCGTGTTCCTCGTATTAAAGAAATTATGGATATGTTTCCAAATGCACCAGATGGTGAATTCTTTAGCTATCTTAAACATGGTGATTATATCTATTCACGAATTCAAGATATAACTGAAGTACAGTATGACGGTGTAGTTCATGATTTTGAGATTGATGGTCCTCATGATTATACTGTTGCCCATCTTGGCATCGCCCATAATGGTGGCGGTAAACGCAACGGCTCTTTCGCCATTTACTTGGAGCCGTGGCACGCAGACGTAGAAGACTTCTTGCGCTTGAAGCTCAACACAGGTTCAGAAGAAGAACGTTGCCGAGATCTATTCTATGGTCTATGGATTCCTGACTTGTTTATGGAACGCGTCGAGAAGAATGAGCCATGGACACTCTTCTGCCCATCAGAAGCACCAGGACTTGCAGATGTCTATGGAGAAGAATTCAGAACATTGTATGAGCGATACGAAGCAGAAGGACGTGGCAGAAAACAGATAGATGCTCAGAAGCTCTGGTTCAAAGTATTAGATTCTCAGATTGAAACGGGAACACCCTATCTTCTCTACAAGGATGCTGCGAATCAGAAATCCAATCAAAAGAACTTGGGAACGATTAAATCTTCCAATTTATGCTGTGAAATCCTAGAATACTCCGCACCTGACGAGACGGCTGTTTGTAACTTGGCCTCTATTGCACTCCCCTCCTATGTCAACGAACGTGTATTTGACTTCGATAAGCTTCGTGAGGTAGTAGAGACTGCAACCGTCAATCTAAATCGCGTCATTGACATTAATTATTATCCGACACCTGAAGCGAAGAATTCGAATATGCGTCATCGACCCATTGGTCTTGGCATTCAAGGGTTGGCAGATGTCTTTGCCTTGTTGCGCCTGTCATGGGAATCAGAGAAGGCGGCAGAATTGAATCAACGTATCTTTGAGCATATCTATTATGCAGCCGTCTCTGCATCTGCAGAAGTTGCAAAAAAAGACGGCCCCTATTCTACGTATGAAGGTTCTCCCATGTCACAAGGACTATTCCAATATGATTTGTGGAATGTGGTTCCACTTACGGAGACAGATGGAACACTCGATTGGGCCGCTCTTAAGGAGAAGGTGAAACAGTATGGCGTTCGTAATTCGCTTCTTGTTGCACCGATGCCGACGGCATCTACTTCGCAAATTCTCGGATTCAACGAATGTATGGAGCC